ATGGATTCGGATGTGGGATTTTCTTGCCAGCAACTGGAGAAAGATGAGGAATACCAGATTGACAACGGCAAGTCATCGTGTACTCTTTTTATGATTGAAGGTGAGGTGATTTTTTATCTGGGTAAATATAAAGCTTTACGGATTTTACAAAACCAGATGGTGTTTATTCCACAAAACATAGAAACTCGGATAGAGTCCATAACTGATTCGAGATGTATACTTTTATTTTGGGACAGAAATGTGAGTGTGTGCGACAAATTGTTTTTGGGCTCGTTGGCTGTCAAAGGTAAGGAGCAAACGGTTGATAATTTTATTCTTCCCATCAGGAAACCTCTTGTCAAAGTACTGGATTCCGTCAGAACATACTTGGAAGTAAGATTGCTTTGCAGGCATATGCATTCGCAGAAACAACAAGAGCTGCTTTTGGTGCTGAAAGGGTTTTATACAAAGAAAGAACTAGCGGAATTCTTTTCTGCATCGACTTGTATCAGAGGGAGTTTTGAGAAATTTGTCTTGGAAAACTATAAGAAAGTGAATTCTGTCAAGGAGTTTGCTGGTTTATATTATATTTCGGAACGGTCTTTCAGCAGGAAGTTCCACTCTAGTTTCGGGGAAAGTCCCTATAAATGGATGCAGAAGAAAAAAGCGGAAAAAGCATTGGAAATGATCAGTGATCCGGAACTTTCCTTTCAGGAAATATCTGGCAAGTTAGGGTTCAACTCATCCTCCCATTTTACGGCATACTGCCGGAAAATGTACGGGATGTCCCCTACCAAATTGAGAGAGAAAAATAAAAAATAAACAGATTTTTATAATTGCATTTTAATGGAGAAATTATGGAATATTCAAATAGAGATCTGTCTGGTGAACAAATAGGTTTGTCCTGCATGAAATTACCTGAAGTTTGTACGCCTGTCTACAGGGAGATTGTCAAGGAAATGGCAGAAGTGATAAAGAACGCCCAGATACGAGATATTTTTTACTCTCTTTCTACCGGGGAAGATATGCAGATTATTTCTAAAAGAACAGGTATTTCCCTTAGAAATCTCGCATATATGTATAAGAAAGCGAGCAGAGAGGTCCGCTTGGAGTGGAAACCTTATTCTGAGTGGAAGCAGAAACTGGATAACGCATATGTCAGATGTAGAAATTACGAATCACTTCTGTTAAACTCTCACGACATGTCCAGACAGAGTCTTAGGAATGTGATAATAGTTGTCAAAGATCAGGATATTCCATCAGAATATGTGAACTTGTTAGTTACCCCTTTGGAAGAATTGGAGATAAACTTCCGAACCTTGCGAGCACTCAGAAAATACAATATTTACCAGCTTGAAGATCTTCTGCGATTTATAAAATACAATGGATTCGACGCTCTACGTATAGTGCCCGGTATGGGAATCAAATCAACAGAACAGCTGTATGAAAAATTAAAAGACAAGAATATTCTGGAAAACAAGAATACTTGTGCCCTGTTTCCTTATCTTTTTGTGTAGAAAACAAGAATAAAGATGCTTATACTTAAATATTCAGAATCATTATAAATAAGGTTAATACCATGTCTTTATTTTCTAAACGGATAAATATACTGATAAAATGGGATGATTCCCTTATGTTTAATTAAAAACTGAATTTATGCGAAAAAACATTTTAATTTTATGTATGTTTGGACTATCTGTCCTGACTGTAAACGGACAGACATTATTGAAAGGTATTAAATTTACGGACAACTGGTCTGTCGGAATTAATGGTGGCGTGACCACTCCGATGACACACAGCGCTTTTTGGAAGAACTCCCGACCAGCTGTGGGCATTGAATTATCAAAACGGATAACACCGATTCTGAGCCTGGGGACTTCAGTCATGGGGTATATCAACACAAGCAGTAGTAAAACAGCTTTTGACGCTTCGAATGTTGAGCTTTTAAGCAAGTTTAATATGATGAATCTTTTCGGTGGTTATCCTGGAACACCCCGGACATTTGAAATGGAAGCCGTAGTTGGAGTAGGCTGGCTTCATGGCTACGTCAACGGTACGGGGGATGATAACTCCTGGGGTACACGGCTGGGAATGGACTTCAACTTTAATATGGGGAAGGAAAAAGCATGGGCAATCAGTCTGAAACCATCATTGGTATATGATATGGAAGGTGACTTTAACCGGCACAAGAGCCGTTTCAATGCCAATAATGCACATGTTGAACTGCTAGCAGGGATTACTTATTATATAAAGGGAAGTTCCGGTAGGCACCATGCCACTCTCGTAAAGGAATATGACCAGACAGAGGTGGACAACCTGAATGCAAGTGTAAACAGACTGCGCGACCAACTTTTGGACAGCCGGAAACAGACAGAGGAAGCAGTTGGCCGTGCGGACATGCTCCAGAAGCAGCTGGCTGAATGTCAGAACAAGAAACCGGTCATTGAAACTGTCATTGAAAAAGCCAAGACACTGGAGTCTATTGTAACTTTCCGCCAGGGCAGTTCCAAGGTTGACGTCTCACAACTCCCCAATGTGGAACGGATCGCCTCCTATATGAACAGGCATCCTGAATCCAAGGTTGTGATCAAAGGATACTCTTCACCGGAAGGAAGTATCGAGGTGAACGAAAGAATAGCCCGTGCCCGTGCGGAGTCAGTCAAATCCATTCTTGCGAAGAAATACCGGATAGCCACCTCACGCATTACTGCGGAAGGACAAGGTATAGGGGATATGTTCTCTGAACCTGATTGGAACAGGGTCAGTATCTGTACCTTGCAGGAAAATAAATAATATCCGGGACTATGGTTCCACACAAACCACAGCATAATCTGCAAGATGCATGAATGTTAAAGATTTCATATAAACCATGGATTGCGATGCGAATTATAGTCAGTCTGAAATGTAGCCAGTTGCCAATCGGTAACTGGCTTTTTGGTTTCATCAAGCTTACGGGGAATTTGTGGGTTGAGCCGCAAGCGGGCCGCATCGTTAAGCCATTTCATGCTGTCCTCATAATCCCGTATCCGTACAACACTTACATTATTGGGAGCTATGAGTTTTGTAAGTTCATAAACAGCCAGTCTTACCATGTGCCTCTTGAGGTTAAGATTACGTGGGTCATGTAACACAAGATGTTGTCCTACTTGTGGAATATCTGCGTTTACGTCTGTTTCTGGACTGAACACCCGTCCTTTGTAGACTACGTACTCGTGATCCAAAAGTTCATATGTGTTGTATGCCGGATCATAATCTGCGACGGCACCCCAATTGTCGGAAACCATTGGGTCGAGGTTGCTGTCAAAGCAATCAAGTGTCGTCAACGTGTAAAACTCTCCGCTATATTCGACCACGCTCCATAATGGATATTCCATGGGCTGCCATGATGGCGTTTCTACTTCCTTCCAGCCATTGACTAACGGGATGCGTATGTCGTTGAACTTGTAACCATTCTCCAAAAGACAGGTATAGAAAACGCCATTATGACTTATCTTATCACCAGGATAGTAAGTACCGAACTGGGAGTAATTTACCACCTGTGTCACACTGATATTGGCATCAGAACACTCTTCCCAATAAATGGCTGTTGATGGTTTACGGTAACCGCTGATGGAGCGTATCACTTCATGAATTTGTCCTTCAAAATAGATATACACCCCCACAGGATAGGTAATGCACCGGTCATATTCGACGATATACTTTCCTTTGGCAAGTTCTTTCTCCACTTCGTAATTCTCCGAGAGATATTCCACAATACTTATCTCTGCTGATTCTTCAGCCTGAATAAACCGCTCGTCATTGCCTCGTGTAAGTTGCGTAAGGGCTTCCCGAGTGATGACACTCAGATAATCGTTATTATTAAGAAACCGTCTGTACATTTTTTATTTCGTTGTTAATATGAAAATCCTTCCTGAATTACTGAAGTAGAGACTACATATCCGTTTCCATCCCCACCACTCTTAAACTTATACCAACTGTCGCGCAGATAATAACATAGCAGATAGTCAAGGCAGTCGGACAAATGGCCATAACGCTCGCACTTTACACCGGTTTTCGGATCGGTAGTTTTCTGTTTATTCTTTGAACCGTCCTCGTTACGGAGCTGGTAAATCAAGTCCTGTGTAAGCCTCCGGCATTTGATGTCTATCTGTATTTCCCAGCCATTGTAACCATTGAATACCTCGTTTACAAACTCACAACGTGTTGCCTGCGGAGGCTGTTTTCGTAACAGTTTCACTTTAGGGCGTAGAACTCCTTTACCAAAAGTGTCCGCAATTATGGTGTAGTTGTTAATTCCGTCCTCATTGGTGGTAGAGCGCTGCAATCCGGATGGATCTCCCGTTACATCCACTCCACCGATATGTTTGTCACGGTAGAGTTTCAAACGTACTTTTCGTGCCAATGCAGGCGTATTATTCTCTTTTTCCTCCGGCTTACCGAGTATTTCCTCGAGTATATATACCTTCTTGTTGTCGTAGTCTATCTGTGCGGAAAGCACGGACATTTTGGGGGCGACATTGAAATCCCAAACCGTAACAAGCGGTTTTGTAGGATCGTATACTTTTTCTTTCAGCCCGGTAACAAGATGCCTGGAACCATCAAAACAGCGATAAATGGCCATATCGTTAGCCTCCACAAAGTCCCAGTTGCCATAAAGCAGGCGCTCCTTGGTGGCCTGATCCCGAATTTTGTTCAACGCAGCCTCGTAAATCTGGCGAAAAGCTATGTTCGGATTATCAAATACGGAAAACGGAATATAGGATTCACCTTCACGGCACATAATTTTTTCACCATTCTCGTCCTGTACAAAACGGGAGCGCACCCAATTAATCGTCGGATTGGTCGTGAGCAACATTCGTGGCGTCTTAAACGTTTCGTGGGTTCTCCAACGGAGACGGGAAAACAGCACCTCGACAGCCCGTTCGGAAATCTCCGAAACTTCGTCTACCATAGCAATGGTATATTCGGACGAACCAAAACGTTCGAAATTTGGGTCGCTGGGGATATCCGCCATTTCTTTCATGATAATAACTGAATCATTCCAGAATGTGAGTGTGCCTTCGAGATTGTTTATCTTGTAATTTATATCCTCTTTAAGCCTCCAATCTTTCAGTATAGACTTGATGGTATTCCAGGTCGATTCCTTCAATGATTTGAGCGTTTTACGAGCGACGACTGCACGAATATTCTCAAACCGGATACACGAGGATACCAACCATACGCTACCGATAAAAGACTTTCCGCCACCCGCTGCTCCACCACCCAATATCAACTGTGGAAGGTTTTGCGACCTGCATTGTTTACATTGCGGCTTATACTGCGGATTCCTTTGTGGGTCGTAACCGACAAGAATTTGCTCTATTTCTCCGCCGCAGTGGGGACAATTATTAGGTTGCAACAACTTCCACAGTTCATATTGTCGTAGTGACGGTTTGAACTCGACATGTAGGTTTTTAGGTGGTTTGAGCCTGTTGACCGCCATTCCTTATACGATTTGAATGGTTATATCGGCCGCGGACTCAAGTATGGAATATAATTTCTGGAAAGTAGCACGGGATTCCAACACTTTCCCTTTAACCACGTTATTTCCCACGATGATGCAGCCGGCAGAATCAACTTCGGTATTGCCGGAATGAATCAGGATACCGAGGAAATGGGGCACATCGTGCAGATACGGCATTTTTTTCTTATACTTGGGACTGTACTGAAGAGTAACTTTATATGTCCCTGCGGGAATGGCAGTTCTGGCATAGATCTTTTCCTTACAAGTACAAGAACAGCCATTAGGAGTATTAGGGCAAACAGCCGGAAGTTTTCTTACGGTATCTTCAATGGTGTTACAGAAAAATTTACCGTTGATGGACAAGTCGCCTATTGTATAGGTCGAGCCTCTGAATTTGCGATTGAGTGTTAGCTTCATACTTTGATACTATTGGTATCGAAAGAGTAGCGCCAACTATCGAATAGAGTTTATTGAGAATGTTTATAAGGTAAGATTTTAGAAAGTGATTATTGTCTTTGTTGTAGGTACTCAATATCTAATGAAGAGTGTCAGAACCTCTTTAATAGACGGGGAAAAGTTTTTTCGTGGATTCGGCATTTTAATCTAATTAAAAAGTTGTATGAGATAAATCGTATATAACATCATAAAGAATATCGTCATAATACAATTAGTTACCCATAATATCCCGGCATTTCTCCGCCCAGAAGTTTTTAAGAATAGAAGAGGAATAGGATTTGTGTGTTATTCTGATACTTATAGCACTTTATACAAAGAAATGAGAGTGCTATTTTCTGTTTGAAACAAGAAATGACCGTTACTCAATGTGCATTCATGAATATTGCTGTCATTCGGATCGGAGTCTAATAAACGCACAGCTTCATCTTTATCTATAACTTGCATCTCCACACCTTGTATTGTTATCAAAGTGGCATCTTTGGGAATCTTCATAAGTTCATTTAATAATGTACTTTTCATAATACTCTAATTCTTGGCCTGAAGTCCCATCAAGCATTTTTATAATCAAAAGAAAACGTGGGACATAACTGTCGCACCGAGGCTCTGGTAAAACCTATCCGCAAACAAGTTAAGCCCACGCCAAAGCATAGGCGAAAACCGTTTGTCTTGCGGATAAATGAAATTTACCAGATTTCGGTGCATGACAAAAGCTAACGCTTTCTATTATTTTTTTCTTTTGCAAAATATAAATAAAAACGAAATCTAATAAGAGATATAGTCTTATCACTTTTAAATATATGCAAAAGAAGTTCTGAATTATTTTTTATCTTTCATAAATAAAAAAGTAAGCAACCAACATAAATTGTGCCAGCTTTATTCTTTACTCAGAAAGAAAACTACTTTTTACTTGCCTCCAAAGATGCTTTACGGAACTCTTTAGCCAGTTTTTCCAATATCAAAGAATCCTTACGGGCACGAGTTCCGGCAGCCTTATTCTGTTTTTCCAATTGAAGCGTAGCATTTGCTTTAAACGTTTCATAAATGTCCTGCATTTTTTCTAAAAGTTCTTTCATCGCTATTTTTATTTGAATTATAATATATCAGCAAAGATAGCAGATGATTGAAAGTTATTTTTTAGAATGCAGAAATTATTGCTTGACAGCACGAATATTTAACAAACAAATACATTTGTTTGTATATGGAAGATTGAATCCTGACATCAAGTTCCGGTTAACAAGATGTTTATATACAAATTCGATAACCTAAAAACAAGAATGGAGTATAAGGATTTAGAAGGTCGATTTTCCTATGTTTGATGCCCTATGCGAAAAATTTCATGAGATAAATGCACTGAATCATGGAAAATAGCTATATTTGCAAGGAGTGACAAATATAGGGCGTTTTGCTCTATTTTGTCACCCAAAGACAGATGAGGTATAGTACAGCTATTGGACTTTCACTATAAAACTACTACATAGAGATGAAATGCTCAATATTAATAGATTATGTAGTTTTTTGCAGAAGTGGCAAGGAAGGAAATTTGCTCTGTATAGGGGGATTTTCAAAAATAATTCATTTCTAACCTTTTAGAAGTTGTAAACTATATACATCCGTCTTTGCGAAAATTTGATTATTAATTGTATTCATGTAGGCTGATATGCGATTTTCCGACTCAGAGACCTTAGTTTACATTTGATATTCAGAAAGTTATGGGGTAAAAATAAGCTACCTGGGATAGATAGCCTTTTTTTATGTCCTTTTCTCACGTCAAATATACCGTCACTATCCCATCCGGATGTTTACCCTATCCCATGAAGATACCGTCACTATAATAAGCGGATAGCGTCAATATGTTTCAAGTTCCCATTCCATCGATAAAAATTAAAAGCTTTCGAAAAAAATTTCTTCCGTTTAACATTTGAAACATAGCAGGTTATCTCATTTCACAAAAAACAGGTAAAAAAAATCTTGCTAAAAGATTTGCGTAGTCCAAAAGTTCCCCCTATATTTGCACCGCATTTGAGAGAGAATGCGGGTTCAAGGAAGTTTGGGTGAGTGGCTGAAACCACCAGTTTGCTAAACTGACGTACTCGTAAGGGTACCGGGGGTTCGAATCCCCCAGCTTCCGCAAAATCTCAAAATAAAAAGAGCTAAGTTTTATAGACTTGGCTCTTTTTAAATCTATCAAACTCCGGTGGGTTCGTCTAACGGTTAGGACACATGCCTCTCACGCATGTAATACGAGTTCGATTCTCGTACCCACTACTATCTGATTATCAGCCTCTTACAAACAAGTAAGGGGCTTTTTTATTGCCCTATATCTATATCAAAGTATCGTTTTTAGGCGTTATTGACGGGTATTTTCAAAAGAAAAAATGCAAATTTAATGCAAATTTTCATCTTGCATTATTATCGCGCTATCCCGTTTATACGCTGTTTGCGTATATATACTAAAAATGATAATAATATGGCAACAGTTAGTTTTTACTTAGACACCCGCAGAGAAAAGAAAGACGGTACATTTCCGGTTAAGCTACAAGTCAGACACAAAGGACAAATAATGTTATGCACTGATTTTTGCGCTACGCCGGAAATATGGACGGGCACAGAGTATAATAAGAACGCAAAGAATCATAAAACTAAGAACGTAGCGATTCGGAATCTCATTAATCGTGTTGAAATGTTACTTGTTATACTTGACGATAATCAGAAGTTAAGAGGAATGAGCGATAAAGCGTTAAAAGACTACATTATAAAATCTATCAAAAACGAATCGACCTGTAAAACTTTCGTAAGCTACATAGACGAGTTTGTAGCAACAAAATCAAAGGAAAATACAATCGTTTTATATAAAGCGACAAAAAATAAGATTCTCACCTATGATCCAACCTGTACATTTGAAACAATGACAAAGAAATGGCTAGAATCGTTCAATAAATGGCTAAAAGATACCGGAATAAAAACAAACTCGATTTCAATCCATTTAAGGAATATTAGGGCGGTTTTCAATCACGCGATAGATAATGAGGAAACGGAACTATATCCATTTAGAAAGTTCACAATAGAAAGGGAGGAAACTAGAAAACGATCGTTAAAACCGGATCAACTTATTACCCTAAGAGATTTCAACGGAGAAGAATATCAAAAAGAGTATCAAGACATATTCATGCTTATGTTTTATCTAATCGGAATAAACGCAATAGACTTATTTAACCTCAAACAAATAGTTGACGGACGCATAGAATATAAACGAGAAAAAACCGGAAAGCTATACTCTATCAAAGTAGAACCGGAAGCAATGGAGATAATAAACAGGTATAAAGGAAATAAATTTCTACTAAACACGCTCGAAACCAACGATTACAATTATAGAAAGTATATGGCAGCAATGAATAGAGGTTTGCAAAAACTGGGAAATTTCGAACGAAAAGGATTAGGCGGGAAAAAGATTAGAGATATTTTATTTCCCGGCATCACCTCGTATTGGGCGCGCCATACATGGGCTACAATAGCGCATAAAATAGGAATATCGAAAGATGTAATATCTTTAGCTTTGGGGCACGAGTTCGGATGCAAAACAACCGGAATTTATATAGATTACGATTTAGAGCAAATAGATAAAGCGAATAGAAAAGTAATAGATTATATTAATTCACTAAAATAATTCGCCAAAAACTTGCATAATAAGCAAATGCTTATTATCTTTGTAGAGTCAAATAAGAGTTCTTAATTTTAATGTTTAACCAATGAAAGATGAAGAAAGAAAGGAATTAGAACAAGAGTATGAGAATTTAAAACTTCTCGCTTCATTTCACGAAGCCTACGGGGTTCCCGAAAATGAAAAAGAAAGAGAAGCATTAATAAATGACATACTTGACCGGATGAATGAGATTCGGGAAAAATTAAAAGAGTAATTAACCTCCCTCCCTTCGGGGAGGGATTAAAACTTTAAAATATGATAGATATAAACGCCTGCTTGCCAACACCCGAAATGAAAGCGGATTTTGAAAGATTTAAAACCTTGTCTACACAAGAAGAAAGGGATGCTTTCAAAAAAGAAATGCAAGCCAAATATAACGCACTGCCAGAGGACCAGAGAGAAGCCTATAAAAAAGCGTCTGAATCTGGACTAAAAGCAACTGTAGACGCTTGTAACGATTTCATTGAAAGAGCGGAAGAAGCTATATTAAGAGATAAGCTCGGAGAATTGCCGGAGGCTATTTCGTTTAGCTATATCGCAAAGAAGTATTTCGGAAAGTCAAGAAATTGGCTATATCAAAGAATTAACGGTAACATCGTAAACGGGAAAAAGGCTCGCTTTACTGATAATGAACTTCAAACATTTTTAAATGCCTTGAAGGACGTAAGCGAAATGATTCATCAAACATCGCTTAAACTCGGTTAAGATTCTTATTTGACACCAGCCCCGCAATTTGAGCCGTTGCGGGGTTTTCTTATTGCATATAAATAAAAAGAGGTTGTGCCGTTGAACGACACAACCTCCCATTCTTAATGGAATAAATAACGCATTATCTCCCGTCCTCGAAAAATAGCAATTTTCCACAGAGAGATGATACAACAGACACCCCCACCCGTACACAAATATACTAATTATTTCTTGATTTGAATATTATTCGACCAATTATTATCAGAATAAACAAAATTATAATTCCAAACGCCCACCCGCCCAACTCCATTTTAATAGATTGCCATCGGTTCAACTGTTTTTCGACCGGATAAGGCACACGAATAGAATCGTTTTTAAGAATCGTATCGGTACGATTCGTTGTTAAGTAGCGATACAGATACTTATATCTATACTGATAAACTGTATCACCCTTTACGAGCGTATAAATACTATCTCGTTGATAGATGCTATCATAACGGATGCTATCGCGCGTTTTGTATTCAGTGCGGACGGATTCAACCGGGATATATTGAGTCCGGCATGATACGAAACATATTGCTAATATCAGCAACATAATAATATAGACTAGCCGTTTCATGGTCGAACTACTGTATTACGCAAGAAATTAGGAAACTCGGATCGTACATCAAAACAGGGGCACGCCTTAATATATTCTTTCGGCTCTACCTCTCCGCTTCCGTCCAGATCGGGCGAAGTATCACGATGTCCGAGAACCTCGATTATCCCATATTCTTTGCAGAGTTTAGCAACCAACTCGCGTAAAGCCGCTTTTTGAGCGATCGTTCTTGTGTCTGTGGGCTTTCCGTTTGCATCCAATCCGCCTATGTAGCAAATACCAACACTATGTTTATTATACGAAGATTCGCTAAAACCCTTCGTATTACAATGCGCTCCGTCAACTGCTAAGGATCTCCCTTTTTCTACCGCCCCATCAATTCGGATAACATAATTATATCCGATCTGGTTAAATCCGCGCGCCCGGTGCATACGATCAATATCTTTTGCGGTTAAATCCTGCCCGGCACGCGTAGCCGAACAATGGATGATAATCGAGTCTATTTTATTCATTGCTTTCCTCTTTATTTTGATTGTTAATTGTAATTGGTCTACGCGGCGGAGTTCTCCGACTGCATTCGCTGTCCGGTCTATCACATCGGTTGTGTTCTGCATCCTTTAAGGCTAATTCAAGCTCGTAGTATTTGCGCATCCAATTTTGTGCCTCTGCTTGTGCGGTTCTCCATTCCCGATAAATCGTATCTACTTTCTCGTCACGCTGTTTTAATCGTTCGTCGTATCGTTCGATCTGCTTGTTTAAATTCTCAATAATAGAAAGTAGGTTTTGAAGTTCCATAGAATCCGCCGTAGCCTTTTCTTTTCTAGCGTTCGTTTTTCGATTCGCTAGAAAAGTAACAGTAAATCGGATCGCCTCTAATCCTCCTAACGCTCCTATGATTTTTAACCATTCGTCCATATTTTTATTTTATGTATTTCATATCGCTTTTGGTAGCTCTTATTCTACCGATAAAGCCTCGTTCACTGCAATCTGCACAACGGCGACAAAGTTAGTTTTTACATACTCTTTAATGCGTTCCGCCTGTTCTGGCAACAATTCTACCTCACCGTTCTTGTAGATTTGTTGAGCTAATTCCAACTCGCCCAAATCGGCGGTTTTCTGATAAATGGTATTACCTAACATTTTTGCAATATCGACGGTACTGTTATTCCCTTCGATGTCTTTTACTTGAATTTCTCTAAAGTCTATTTTCATAATTATGTGATTTAAATATTATCACCAAGTTGAACTAAATAAAATTCCATTTTTAAATTGTAATACTTTAGTTCGTGTACTCCCATTATGCCATACCTGGGCAATTTCAATATATTCATCAATCCCTCTTTTGCCATCAACTACAATACCGCCTTCAGTAGTAAGTGCTATATTATCTCGTCCTCCGGATACACTAATAGATACGCCCCTGTTTATATCATAAGGTCTTGATCGGTGATCGTAGAATCTTCCTAAATAATCGACTCCTAATGTACTAAATGGACCGACAATCACTTGTCTATTGGGACTATTAAAACCAATCATATTATCGTAAAGAAACATTTCGTTACCAGAATTTGTGCCACTAACAGAACCCGTTCCGATATGGGTATTAGATATTTGGAACCCTGCGATTGTTCCTTCTACAGCTTCTATTCGTTTTACAACGAGTTTGTTTGCATCAATAAAGTCAGTTACGATCTTACCGTTTTTTATGAAAATCTCTCCGCCTACAGTCACCGCACCCGTTGCGGGGAGTGACAATTTACCATCTGCTGTTAATTCAAGCCCGGTTACATTATGCTTAATTGAACCGCCTTTTATTAACCAACCCTGCGTCTTTGATAGATTACCGACGAATAAACCCGATGTTCCTAATATATCAATCGTCGCATTTTGAGCTACTAACAACTGCGTAGCGACATTTATAAATTCGTTAAACAAAGTCCATTTCGTTACATCGAAAGAAGAACCGGAATTATGATCCGCACGACACGAATAAGTATTACCGTTGTAGATGATAGTATCTCGATACTGCGTGTTGTTAACATAGTTAGTATTTGCTTTCCACTCACCGCGCGGACGGATTAGAGCACCGGGAAGCCCGGTTGCTCCGGTTGCACCCGTATCTCCCTTATCACCCTTGTCACCTTTGTCGCCCTTGACCTTCGTCCAGGTATAAGCGGAAAACGTATTGCTGTCTGCCGCCGTAAAGTCAGTGTATTGTCCGATATATGCGCCCGGCGTCTCACCGTTGTTAGCGGTAAACGTCGTACCGTTGTCCGAGTACTTGATATGCAGATAAGAAGTTTGTCCGTTGGCTCCGGTTGGTCCTTGAATACCTTGATCTCCTTTTACACCTTGCGCCCCTTTTAATTGTACCCACTTATACGAGGTATAAGAAGTCGGAGCGGTAGAGCTAGTTGTTACCGCCGTACCGATGTAGGTATTAGGGATATCAGAAAGCGGATTTCCGTTAGCATTAGCGGAGTACTTCACATGAAAGAATTGCGAAGTACCGGGAATGCCCTGCGATCCGGTCGGTCCTGTTTCCCCTTTATCTCCCTTTACCCCGGTTGCCCCATTTATTGCACCAATACGAACGGTAGTCCATGATGCGGGAGACGTAGCCGGAGGAATAACCACGCCCGTACGCATCCACAAATATTCGGTCGTACTACAAGCGGGCGGAGTCTTAGCCCATCCGCTTGTAGGTGCAACGGTTGAAGATGTAGACTTCGCAAACTCCTGTACGGGATATTGACCGTCCTTCGTTACGCTGATCGTTATTTGTCCTCTTGCTACTATCATGCTTTTATTTTAAGGATAATTCAACTATAAATGTTGCCTTTACATCTACTTCGGCAGAGGTGACGGTGATGGTCTTTCCTGTTTTTACACCGGAAGTTCCCCAAGCTGTATCCTGCGTGCCGTCTTTATTATATTTCTTCCAAGAGAATACAAACTTTGTATCCGCCGCACTATCGGCAAATGCTTCACCATTCTGCCAAACCTTCGCGTTTAGGGTCGTACTTCCTTGACCGTTTACGAACTTATCGCCCGTCGTGGAAGATACTTCAATTATATACGGATCGGAAAGATCGGAGAACGAAATAATATCGCTCACAGACGTGTTATATGTACCGCTCGTCGAATCGGTGTCTTTAATTACACATTTAAATGATTCGAAGTTTAGAACAGCACTAGCCGGAATAGATATTTCATTTGTGGTTGTTCCTGTAATACCGTAAGCGTTCGAAGCGGCTAAAGACTCCCAAGTGCCATCGGATTTCAATTTGTGCCATTGATAAGATACTTTATCCGCATCAATATTGCTGCCTCTCCACATATCGCAATGCGCCGTTAACGTAGAGGATTGATCGTTTTTAAATACGTTCCCTTTAGGCGCGTAGGCGATAGCGCAAATAAGCTGTCCGGCATTCTCTGTCTTAGTGTAGTTGATAACTGCCTTAACGGGAGTTTCTAAACCTGTATCGGGATCAACGTAAATGGCTGAACATTCTACCTTTAATTGAGACGCGGTAGTCATGTTATTTTTAATTGTTAAGGCATAAGGTGCTGCAGCAGCTACCGTTCCGCCAAAAGCCGTTATCGCGCCGCCGTTGATCGTGTAAGTCGGAGCGGCTTTTAAGCGACTGATAACGTTTGTGGTTGTTCCGGAAACATACAGTTCGGGAGTAACAATCAAGAAGGGCGAAGCCGTCCAATTCGGTACATACGAACTGTTTTCTTTGTTAAAAATCTGGGTTAGCGGTTGATTACTTCCCAAATACAAACTCATTGATTTAGCGTCGTTCAAATCGACGATGGTAATTTGACCTCTTGCGATTGACATAATAGTTTATTTTTTAAAGTGAAACAATACAATTAAACGTGGCACGCCCCCAAACATCATCAGGAGTAAGCATCAATTTATGTCCGTGCCCGACATGAGTTTCATTAAATATCTTATCGGTGTTGGCGTTGTTGCTTTCCTTCTCCCACGAAAAGCGGGAAGCCGGAACGCTATCTGTTATGTCAGTATCCCCCTTTATCACGTAAGCGGTTAAAGTGGTAGATACAGAACCATTCTGAAATATATTCCCGCTACTGCTCATGATATTAACGACCACCGCATCTTTCCCCGCCGCCGACTTTTCCAACCAATCCGACACGCCTTCGCTCGGCTCTTGTGCTGTCGGTTTCTCGGAGATACAGAGCCATGATGCACCGTTGTGAGTTACTTCGTCGTAGTAATAATAAGTCCCGGCTTTCCATTCTCCTTTAAAGCAGGGGACGCGACTTTCTGTTACTCCATCGTCCGAAATCTGTTTGATTACCCCGGTCATGTAGATGTTGCGCAAATACGCCGAATGTCCGGTCATGTCGATACCAAACAATTTCAAGTTAGACAAGTCACCCAACTGCATAGCAATCATTTCCTTTGTAATCTCCCAACCGTTTACACCTGTAAGATACCGGACATAACTTTGTGTTGAATAACTCGACCTTTGCCGATCTTCATTCGTAAAGTTACCGTATGCGACAAAGTGCATAGCCTTACAAGGGTGTACGCTTGTACCAGATCGGAGCGCATATTTAAACGTGGAATCACCTAGCTTTTCAGCAATACGAAAATATGCAGTTTGAAATCCTGTTGAGTTATTAAATATACCTTTGCAAATATCATCTACCTCTATTTCTGCAAATTCGCCCGGTTCTAACTTTAGATAAAGAATCTGATTATCCATATCAACAGATTCGAGAATCCCACCGCCCGGAGCATTCCACTCTTCGCCCGAAACGATTGATACGCGATTATAGCGTAATTCAGGAACTTCAAGAAAGTCACGCAAACGAAGAGATTTCGCGTCTATATGACCGTTTTTGGCAATCAGCCAACCGATTAAATTCTCCGCATAATCACTCGAAGATATATCACCGGAGAAAGTAGCAGATTTTGCAATCAGTTTGTCAAGAACGTTGAGTATTTGCGTTGTTACTGTCGTTGCGGTCAACGTATCTGTAGAAATCCCCTTCGTTACGTCTAGTCCGTTATCAACAATTAAACCGCCTAGCAACTTGATAAGGAATTGCGTTTCGTCTGGTGCTGTTTTGGATAGGCACGAGTCTTTTAAAGCGTCAATAGCGTCCTTAAACCTTTCGTTGATTGTATCAAGTTCTTTGTTTACTCGGAGTGACGATAAAACATTACTATCTGTTAGCTTTGTTTCGGCGTCGTCTTTCGTTACAATTATAGATAATATCTCCGCAAGCGTGCGAAGAGATGAAAAAACATTTAAATCTGTCGCCGATCTCAAATCGTCTTTTCCTAGAATAGTAACATTTGATCCGCTACCGTTGGAAGTCACTCCACTACCTCCGCCAGACGACACGCTAACAATCGCCCCAGTCGGATAATTTTTTGACCGGGGCGATGACGGAATAGCTTTATTTTTTATTTGAATCGTCATTATGCTTCTATCATTTTACAGGTAAATTGTTCATTGGCGAAATCTATTTCTCCGCCTGCTATCATGAAACGTTTTCCTTTCATGTAGTTATCCGAAAGAACGGATATAGGAGTTATAGAGTCACTATTTAATAATACCTGTGTTAGTTTTATTTTGGTAGCTCCGTATTGATTAATAATTCTTCTTATTAAAAGCTCTTCCGGGCGAATCAAAGTCTTTTCAATAGATGAATAAAGGTTATCTTTCAAATATTCATCTAATAACAAGACTTTACTATAGCACGCTCCATCGTTGTTATAACTCGAAATTTTAAACTCTATTTCGTCTAATTCATTAATAAAGTTTTCATTAACAACATTCTCATAAATCCGGTCGGAGTCTTTATCATCGTCCATATCTAACGGCTGGCAATACCTTAACTTAAGGTCTTTTATCAAATACCCGTACGGAACTTGTCCTTCTCTTTCTGTCAATGTCGGAGCATATATAGACATTTCAAGCGTGCCAAATAAATTAGTCGGAATATCCATTACAACACCGTCTGCATCAGAATACTTACCGAGTACTCCGTATGTTTTATACAATGAGACAAACCCCGTTCTCATTTTTCCATCAGCATTTTCTACACTAGATTGATCTAAATTTATAGACATAGTAGACGGGGTATCACTCCACGTAAACCGCCCGTAATTATCTTTAGAAACATATTTATCGCCAATTCTTATTCCTACTTTAATTATATCTTTTAAATATGTAATACCATCCTCGGAAGGAACCAAACCGCCACCAAAGGGAGAATCATATTTATCCTTTTGCAAAACCTTAATACTCATATTGAGAGAAAGAGCGCCTCCCTTCCCTAAAAATAAAGCGTCTTTCTTTGCACCGATAACTACAATCGAGTCATTAAATACCGAATTGGGGGTTACGTCGTTAATAGGATCGTATTTTGTTCCACAACGTTGTCGGACTTGTATTGCACACTCATAATTGTACGATTGCGTAGTTGGTGTTTTTAGCCCGGATTCATAAGAGGCGTATCTTAATGGAATAGCCCCTAATAATTCCGTCGCATTACGCTTATCATTATAAATAGACAAGTCTGTAACAGGAGACAAAACACCATTTTTGTAGGTGAATTGGTGCATCGTTAAAATATTAGGATATAAAACCTCCCTTTGTGTATGTCTTGTATTACCGTTACCCAGATTAGTAGATACTTCTCCGATATTTGATAATAATTTCAGCTTATCAAAATCTTCGGTTATCTTGATTTCCTCAATAGGATAATTACTACATTTTATAGTCACTTTATTATATCCCGGCAAAATATCTAAAAAGTGCTCCGATCCTGCAAAACCAATATCAGATACATTCAACGCAATAGGCGTAGCTTTAGAATATGTATTCAGATCACAATCATATTTATAATAAATACTTTTGTGATCTATGTCAATGAAATACAGTTCACCCCTCCAATCGACACAAGTCCAATTTAAGAACTTACAAACCTCTTCTAATATTTCTTTTAGAGTCATAGCCTTGTTATCCTCGTCGAAGAAGTTTTGTTCACTAATCGTCATTTCTTCAAATACGTTCAGGTCGTTATTATAATCATCTTCGTTTTTAGCATACACATGAGGAATAAATATAGACGAATAACACCCGCGAGACTGCTCAATGAACATTCTAAACAGTTCCCAAAAACTAATAAAAGTTCGCTGTTCGGCGTTCTTTTGTTTGTAGTTAACATATTCGAGCGTGCTCATGGCGGAGCTACATTCTATTTCTAGTTCGAATTTTGTAGACGTGTAATCCTGCGTATATAGTTCTGAATTTATAAAGCCCGTCCAAATAATATCATTTCCTCGCTTGCATAATACTCTGTATTGTTGATATCCGGTCGAATACAAATTTTGCAGATAGTCACCTCCAACAATACGGATTGAAGCAGAAGAAAAGCGAGTCGGTACATATAAAAAATCCTCGTCCTCAATTATCACGGAAAAAGGAGAATTGCCACTGCCGACCAATTCAGTACTTTTTCCTTCATAATTCTCTTTTTGTATCTCAATCAAATAAGATACTTCCTTTCTGGATTTGAAAGGAAGCGTATAGATAGTGCCGTAATTTACCATAGTTTTTTACCTGTTTTCTTTATATGGTTGTGTAATGCTAAAAATATGCGATCCCCTCTTATTTCGACATCACTGTATAAACGAACGCTTTGATCTTCCATTGATAGCGCGATTTTTTGTGATAAAGAACCATACAAACCTGAATTTAGCATCTTAAATAAGTTACTTTGTTGTGATCCGTTCAGAATCATTTCACCCGAATTAAGTAAAGCCGGAACCTTGTCACCCGTAAAAGATGCACCGGGAACAATACCGCCCGCTGCGAATTTAGGGACACTAGCCATTGCGGCAAGCACAGAGGCAACAGCTGCACCCGCCAATAGCCAACCAACAACGGGTGTTTCGGTTGCCGATGCTACACCATTGATTACTGCCTCCGCTTCTTTAGCCGCAATTAGTTTTGTGATAGATTGAATAGCCTGCCCGACACTTGACATTACATTTGCGCCCCATTGTAAGTAAGACGCTGCACTATTATCGGTAATTCCAGATAGAGAACTCATTACACCACCAATAGCCGAAAGCGAATCGGCATAATCTTCGTTCAAGTCTACATCTTCTTTTTTAAATAGCGGATCATATTTCGGCAACTTAAAATTTTCACCTCCCTTCCCATGCGTCGGAACCTTATCGTAAGTCGGTGCAATAGGTACGGACAAAGCGCCGTCTTTCATCCCGCCGTTTTTGATTTTAAACGCTTCTTGATCGACTACAAACTTTAGATTGATCTTTCTTTGTTCTAGTTCGTTTATAGTTGCTTGAATCGTTGCACGCACTTGCATATCAGTTTCGGCGATAAGTTGTTTGTTTAATGCAGACAACTGAATGTTTATCGCTTCAATACTATTTCCGCTAGTCTCAACCTGTAATTTTATTTTCTTGGCTTCGAGTTCGTTAATCGTTGCTTGAATGGCGGAACGCGCTTGCATGTCGGTTTCAGCAATCAGTTTTTTATTTTGCTCTGCGATTTGCGTGTCATACCAAGCGATAGAACCCTCTTTCGGTTCTTCCTTTGGCGTTTTACCGCCTATTCCTGACTGTAAAGCACGGTTCGCCGCTTTCGTCATACTAGATAAATTCCGTCCCGCCGCCTCTGCCGCCGTTGCAACGTTTATTAAATTCTGCAACCATTCATCACTCTTCTTTACTAAAATCGCGTTATATTGTATTGCATCCTGATACTTCGATAACATCGGGCTTATTGCCTTACTCAATGCATTTGTATCTGTTGTTGTAACCGTGTGCACATTCATTCCAGAACCCACCGTTTCGTAAGTTGTGAATTTGGATTTTAAACGATCGTATTCATCTACGAAGTCTTTATACTGTTTCGCTAATTGTGCCTTTTGTTTATCGCCTACCGAAGATACATCTAATCTCAACACTTTATCTATATCTATTGCCGAAACATCTACGCCGTCAAGTCCTATTGCCGCCTTTACCATTGCTTGTAATGCGTTTTGACTTCTTTGTTTATATTGTCCTACGATTTCCTCTTGGTCTTTCAGCGTCTTGTATAATAGTTCCCTAGCTGCTTTCTTTTGCTCTTCCGTTGAATCCTTATCTTTTAAGATAGTTATTTGTTCTTGTATGGTTGCTTGATTCTTTGCATCAAAATAAGAGAATGACATCTTTGTATTTCCTAATTGATCCATCGCGTTGTATGCTTCGCGTGCTAGACGTATAGTTTCGGTTAACCCGTTCATGAACGGCGTCCAGTCTCCACTACCGATAGAGTAGAAAAATTGGTCTACGCCACCTTTTAAGCCGTCCATAGTACGGGCATATTCATCTCCTAGCGTCTGACTGCTATTCATTACTTTATTGAAACCCTCCGAGGCAGTTACAGCAATACCAAGAACCCCGGCGAACTTCATAACTCCCGATACTGCAACACCGGACATTTTAGAAATGTCGCTTTGAAAAGCGTTTACATTCTTCTTCGACTTATTTAGATTCGCGTCAAAGTCATTCGTTTTAAGCAATAATCGTGTTATTATATCAGACATCTTTATTCGTATTTAATTGTGATTCTACTTCTTTTGCCTTAGCTCGTAATCGTTGCATTTCTTCGTCCGTTACGCTCGTATCTTTCTTTTCTTCTTCATCCCACGGGAACCGGAGTATATCGGTTTGCTTTAGCGTCTTTGTGCTATTAGATTGCGCTATAATGAAACCTAACAATCTAGTTTGTTCCCACGCTTCCCGATTGCGTCGATTCAATCCGTCTATAAACGATTCAACCTCGATAAAGTCCATTTTATCGAGGAAGTAATCGGGAGCGATCCCGCCCTCACCAACAACGCGCGAATAAAGTTCGCGTATACTTACGGCTTTCGTTTCCGCGTTGTCACCTTCTTTTTTTTTACGTCATTTCCTGCCGATTGCGAACGTAGTTTGATTTCATCCAAAATAAACTCTTTGAATTGTTCGAATAGAGTCAAGTCATTTTCACATAATTCGATAAATTCCTCAAATTCCATTTTGAACAATTCCTGATTAGAGGCAAGCAGGAACGAATAAAACAAAAGAAACTCGTCTAACATCTTTCCAAACTGGAACGGATAGCCGGATATAGATTCGAACACAAAGAACGCACGAAGCGTATATTTCAAAGAGAAATCTTTTCCGTTAAGTGATATTGTTTTCATTGAATAAGTCGTTTAGAGGGCGGCAAAACACCGCCCGTAAGTTATTTACTAGCTGCTTCCTTTGCAAGCGGTCCGGTTCCTTCGAAACTGATTGATAGTGTTGCTTTGTCTCCATCCGGCGCATTTGCTTCTAGTGAAGTGATAACCGCACTACCTGTATATGCACCTTCCGCTAGCGTCCATCCGGCGGCGGGCATTTCGTTTACGTCAGGATTGCCAACAACGCCAAATTTCAGAACAACAGGTTTATGCGCCAAGAACAAAGCGAATAGTTTATCGTAGCTATTCGCATCTGCATCCGCGCTAAATACGTTTTCACTGGAAGCGTTCCAAGAAAGTTTTTTAATGTCCTTTTCCGTCCAGATACCTGAATCTTTACTTTGTGTGTCGATTGTTTCAGCCGAAAGCCCCAATTTGCAAGATGTGGCAAGTGCGATGGCTTTACCGTCGATGAATAACATTAGGTCTTTTCCTAACACTGATTTTGCTTTACTCATAATTTTATCGTGTTTTAGTTATTATTCTGTTTTAAAAGAAAATACAAGGCGTTGAATGAAAGTATCTTCGATAAAATCCTCGTCTGCACTCATTAGTTTAGCGTCTATTACATTGAAGTTATCATATTGCCCGCGCTTGTTTTCGAGCGCCTTACGTACTTCTTCGGCGATGGTAACAGAGTTCAAATAGTTATCACTAGCTACGGCAACCTCAACCGAAACAGTATCGCCCGTACCATATCTATCTTTCGTATATTCTGGAACCAGAGAACTACGCTTGTAGATAACGAACGGAAAAGATGTTTCCGTCTTTGTTGAGATCGCATAGATTTTATCAGCAACCAACTTTTCCAATTCCGTAGAATCGCTTAGTTTCTTATATACATGTGCACCTATTGACAGACTCATTTCTTTTTATTTGCTACTTTCATTATAGAATCAATAATATTTTTCTCTAGTGAGCTTTCCGCCTCCGCTTGCTTCGATTTAACCGCGTTAGAAAAGAAGTGAGAAGCATTTATAATACCTCTATTCGCTCCTTTTTTGGTAGCTCGTTCTTTTGTTCCTGATTCAAACCATTTCAACATATAGGCGCGTGATCCCTTTTTACGGCGGTCGATCAAGTCAACCCGTGCACCGGAAGCATTGCGATAAACTGCTACGTTTATTTCGTTCTTTAACGGTTTGAACGATACGCCATTCTTAGAACTGCTAAATTCTGCATCAGTAACAGCGGAAACTAGATTTTCCTGTGCCTGTTTACGAATGATAAGAATCGACTTTCTAAGAGCGGAGGAAATTGCCTTCTTTGCTTCTTTATCGTTCAACCGTTTAAGTAGTTCGTTTACTCGCGTTGCATCCACTTCGACGCGATACAAGTTGCGCCCGGTGTAATTGTCGTTACTCATTGATTACCTCCGCTTCTATAACCGTTGCTTGTTGCTTCCGGTCGTGATTGATAGATAGAATCTTGTATTTCTGCCCGTCGTATTCGATCCTCATTTTAGCGTTGATCTCTTTACAGATGCGAATCATTATCGTATTAACGGTCGTATTATATATCTCGCCGTTCGCTTCTTTACGTGCACCCGACTTAAAGCGAATGTATGCGCGTTTATCGAATACTTTCACCCAACTTTCAGACGTGCCGCCCAGATTATCGCGCTTTGACTCGCTACGGTAAAAAGCGATCATTTCGTTTAATAATCCTGCTTGCATTACGTATATCGTTTTAAAGGTTGCAGTAATAGTTCTATGTGCCCCGGAATAACTTGCGGAGTGGCAAATGTTACCGATTCACGGTTTGCGTAGTAATTCGCTATAAGGATGCGGATCGCGTGCCAGATACGCCGATCTATTTTTGCGTCCTTAACGTAGGTATCTAGCGGATTATTTAGATACGATTCGATAAGAAGTTGAACGGGTTCGATAAGCCCGGTTATATACGCGTCGTCCGTGTCGAAGTCAACGTTTAAATGCTGTTTGAGTTCTTCGAGTGTTACGTATTGTGCCATATTGGATAAATTAGAAAGGGCTAGAGCCGAAGCCCCAGCCCTTTAGTGAATGATAGGTTATAGAATTAGGCAGAAGCTTTTTTCTTTGCGATGGCAAAGGCTTCCGGGCGAGCTACAACAATATCATAATCAGTATTCAACACAAAGTTTACGACATTACTTTTCGCTCCGGTATACGGGTCTATCACTAAATCCATATCGCCGAACTGACCGATAGCAGCGTTGGAGAATACACCGAATCCGATAGAATCGGCGTCCATGTAGTTAGTAACAAGAACCGGATAACCGTTCACCATACCATTTTGGCAGATCATTTCAGCAGCCCCCGCCGCTTTGGGAGTGGATTTCAAAGTACCATACACCTTTGGAGTGCAAACATAGGCGGCTGTACCGTCCGTAACATCTACGCCCGCATCCATGACAGTAGATTCAAGTGCAACAATATTCGCGAACGTCAATGCGGAAGTATATTCTACATCCGGTTTTGCCTTTACAAACACGCCGTTACTTGCACCAGACAACGCAGCCCCCGAAAACATCCATTTGTTCAAAGTACGGGCAACACCAAGCGAAATTTGTTTTAAAACTACGTCCTGCAAAGAGTAGTTCGTTTGGTTGATCGCACGCTTAGACACCGGGATAGAAATAGATACACGTTTGGGTGAAGCCTTGATTTTGTCGATATTCAATTCAGTATCGGTAACCGCAACGTTTTCACCCTGAATTGTTGCTTCAACAGCCGCCAATGTTGGGAAAACAAGGTCACCTACAAGCCCGCTTTGCATCTTGATACCTAGTTTATCAATAATCAAGCCTTTTTCTAACGGTTCAATGATTTCACCGATTGTAACAGGAACCATGCTAGCCGCATCGGTTGTATCTGTAACAGTCACCGCACGTTCTACAACTTTAATACCGCCTTCCGATACTACTCCGTTGTATTCTTCCAAAGAGCGATGATTAACGACGTCAAAAACAGCCTGTGAAAACAACACGCGACGGTCTGACACCAGTCCCGCGTTAATATCTTCAAGCGCACGGCGTTCGACTTTCATTTCCAAAAGTTCTTTCTTTGTTTTTAACTGCTCAAACTGCTCTTTCTCGCTTGCGTCGAGTGCTCTTTTTTCCGCTTCTGCTTTATCCAACAGAGCGCGCATCTGCTCTTTGTATTGAGCAATAGTTTCAAATTCTTTTCTCATGTTTTAAATTGATTTGCGTAAATTATTAATTTCATTTAGATAGTCTTTATTCTCGCCGGACAACTCCGCTATCGTATCGTCCATACTCCGCACCGTTACGTCTGTACCATAAAAAGCAGGATCAACAACGGGAGATATATCGGAAATCCGATCAATCATGTGTACAGTACGAAGCAACAACCCGTCTTTCATTGAATAGGAAACTTTTGTTTTATCCTTTTCATTTAAAGCATACGCAAAAGACGAACCGAAAATATCACCGCGTTTAATCATTTCTACGGCGAAATCTCCATCGGGAGTACTAGGAGCCTCAAATCTGTATTTTAATCCGTAGTCGTCAAGTTCAAGCGACAAAGTTCCCGCACCACGATTAGAACGAGCTAACAATCTCTGTTTATTATGATCTAACAGAGCTTTAACATCACAACTACGCAATAACTCTTCCGTTATAGCTCCCTTTTCGATCACCTCAACAAAAGCGCGTTGTTTTTCCCTGTCGTACAATACACGGCTTTCTTGTCCGAATACAACCGCATAACCTTCGATTATTCTTCCATCTCCAACTTTAGGAGCACCTAACTCTGTATAACTTCGTATTTCCATATTTTGCAAATATCATTTTACTATATGTTTGTTTCTTCGTTTTTGGGTAGCTCTACTTTTTGACTAGCCGCCTCGATTGGTTGAACGTTGCAGGAGATAAACACTTTGTCGCCTCCTTCAACGGGCGGTTTTCCTAAAGCCCTACGAGTATCATTCGGGGAATGAGCTCCCATTTCTTCCAAAGCTTTATAATAGCTTGCTTGTGTCGTTAAATCGGTTTGATATAAGCATGACAAATCAAATGAAATACTATATAAGTGAGCGACTGAATTAGGAATCAGCTTGTAATTAAATTCAGCCTCGATTTGTTTCAATATTGGTTGCAGTGTATCAGTTAAAAAAGAAACATTGCTCATTTCAGAAGCTTTGTAATTAGTAGATTGTCCGGCAAATACTTTATCTGGGTGAACTCCGTAAAATCTACATATATCAAGAATACTGAATTTCTTTGTTTCCAATAACTGCGCATCAACCGGATTTATAGAAAGTTGATGAAATCCAACATCGCCGGGAACTGAAATAATGTCTCTTCCTGTATTTAGTTGTTCCTCTATGCGATCTCCAACCGTAGAAAGTTGAATATCCGTCATACCTGCACCGGGCAACCCTTTATTTATCTCTTTTGCACCGGAAACAAGCCCCTTTATTTTACTTCCATTCTGAAAAGTTCGTAAATTCTGATTATCTGCACTAGCGGCTATGGAAAAGATACGGCTAGCATACATTATTGTACTTACTCCTGTATATCCCCCGTCCAAACTATTATTTTTAAGATGGATTATTTCGTAGGATTCAAAACGCCCATATATCCGGTTATATGGATCAGAAATAATATAAACATCATTCAACTTGTCATAGGTTACTGTATTATTTGCGCATAATACAAGTTCGCTAACACTGCCGAACTTTCGACGGATAACGATGTAGGCGTTTCCTTGATTTACGATTTGAACAACCATATTCCTAACCATTTCAAAACTATTCATTCGTCGGTTAGGCATACGGGTTAATATCGTATATAAATCGTTTTCCTCGTCTGGTGAGAAATATCCATCTTTTTTCCGTTTAATTATAAGCGGTAAAGACGCGATAGTCCCCGAAAGAATAGAAGTACATCTATATGCGGCTGAAAGTTTCATTGCTTGATTACTGTTATGCACATCTATTGGCTGACCGGGTAACGATGGTAATCGGGAGTTTATCGCCGCATCTTTATCCGTTGTGCTCATCTCTGCATTTAAGGCGCGTTTTTGCGTCTTTGAACGTCCCAATTCAAAATTAAAAGATAGTTTCATTATACCTCCATGTTATTAAATAAGTAGAATGTCATTAGGTTTGTTATAGTCGAATCAATCTTCGCGTTATGCGTTTTCTTGACTGGCTTCTTATTCATGTTCCGATCTTCGTCTAATACCGCATTACTAAAACAGTATGGCGTAATTGGATTAGGGCTAAAGGTGAGCTTACTCCGATACAAAGCAAGTTCAAAGGATTCGATAGGGCTTGTAAACGTTCCGTATGTCTGTTTAACAGGCTTAATATATTCACTCGCACCGCCTACGGAATAAGTAAGAAGATTCACAAATTCAGCCGATTTATAAGGATCATAGCCAACTCCCATAATTTGTAGATACTTTGCACGCGCAAGTATATCGTTTACTATTTGCTGATAGTCGATAATATCACCGTCACAAAGAATTAAATAGCCCGCTTTCGCCCAACCTTCGTAAAGTTCCCGATTCGGATGATCTTTCAAAGCCCCTTCCGGGAAATAGTAGTCCGTATGCGAATGAAAAGAGCCGCTTTCTTTCGAATAGATATTATAAGTAACCGAAGAGAAGTCGTCTCGAACGGACAAATCAACCGCCACCATCGTAAGCGGATAAGTACCAATATTTTCTATTCTAATATCTTTGAATCGTTCTTCGATCTGCTTTGCCTCAATCCATTTTGTTGTTTGGTCAGTAGTAAATACGTTTAGTAACTTTGTTCGAAATTCCAGTGCATCCGGCGCGCTATATAGTGCTTTTTGATACGCGTCTATATAGAAATCTTCATAAACGGTTATACCCATGTGTGGTTGTACCTTGCGCCACGTTGCCGGATCGCCTTCCTCGTCGTCTACGTCTGGCTCAAAGATGTGCGCAAATATGGAATCATTTTCAATCTCACCTCGTAGGATCGATTTATACATTTTGAGCATTTCGACGAATGGAGCCGTTTCTTTATCGGATGCGGTCGTAATTACTACGGTTAAAGGGTTGAGCCGTGCGCCCATTGAGGACGTTAAAACGTTCTTCAATGCGGCGCTATCGGCTTGTGAATACTCGTCTACTATTACCATGCTTGCGTTAAGTCCGTCTAATTTATCCGGGTTAGAGGCAAGGCAACGGGCAAAAGAGGTTTTTCCCTTTATGCGGTTATATATGATTTCTCGATTAATTTTGAAGTGTCTAAACTTCGGATCGAGGGACTTTAAAATATTACGTATTTCATCAAAACAAACTTTCGCCTGATTATATGAGTTTGCAGCAACGTATGTTTGTGCGTTCGCATCACCGAACAACAAATCGTTAATCGAAAGACTCGCTACACTTGTTGTCTTACTGAATTTACGCGGGACGAATAAAAGAGCTTCACGAATCAAACGTTTGTTTGTGCCGGGCTTGTAAAACGCTAGAATGTTAGAGAACTGAAACACTTGTATCGGAGTCAGTTTGTATCTAGTTTTTCCCTTCGTGCCGGAAAACTTCAAACGCTCATAGAACGTGACGAACTTCTTTACTTCCTTGATCCGAAACTCGTATTTATCGAGGAAAACAAAGAAGCGGCGAACGGCTAGCAACTCGTAAAGGTTGTGCGCGTTCGGATTGTTAATACAACCTTTGATATACACATTTAGTCTTTCGTCTGCCTTGTCTAGCTTATACGAATCAACGTCGATGTTATGCAGATCGGAGACAACCGACTGCTTTAACGCTATCAGTTTATCTCTATTCTCCTTGTTCATCGCGATCTATTTTGTTTACTTCGTTAATCAAGTCGTTTACTTCGTCGTCATCAGATGCAGAAAGCGTTTGAAAGGTCAAACCAAGTTCGCGTAATTGTTTGCGCGTTGCTTCGAGTGCATCGAATAAAACTTTGAAAGCAGGATGCGCCGTAAGTTTATCATTATTTTCGCGGGACACTTCTTTCACGTATGACTTCATACGCTTCTTTGAAATATCGTTTAGTGCAATTTGAAACGCCATATATGAACCTGCGCAAAGAGTTATACAGAGGTCTAAATCTTCCGTATATGTTCCCTGCGACTCCATCGCGGCGCGAATCTTTTCTTTTATGTCGTCCAAATCACACATTTTTATAGGCTTTTTGCATATAGGAAAAGATCGCAAGTATTTGGTAGCTCGGAAGATGCGCGCAAAAAGTTTACCCCCAACGCGCACCCCCTCGTTTCAAAAATTACTCGCGCGTGTAAATATGAGGTGAGGTGGGTTTAGTGTATCGCGTTAAAAAATAAAAAAACCGCCCCCCTCTCGTCGAGGTTGAGCGGTTGTAAGAAAATCAGAAAAGTATTATTTCTCGCCTTGCAAGAACCGATCTGCAAAACGTTCCGTCATTCGTTTATTGTTCGCCTGAACCGCCTCTTTCGAATGACTGAAAGCGCGTCGATGCGTGTCAGAGTGGCACGAATGGCAGAGGCTTTTCAGATTGTTATAATCAAACATTAGCTGTCTCATTCCGAGTTCGTGCGATACGGACTCAACCGGGACAGTGTGATGTACTTCCGTTGCAAGCGTACTGCGATTGTTCGCCTCGCACATCTCACAAACCGGATTGCTTTGTAGCTTCTTAGCTCGAAGTAACTTCCAACGATTGGAGTTAATCATCTTAATGTAATGCGGGTTTCTACTCATTGTTCGTCATAATTAAAAAGAATCTTATCACATTGATAACAATCGTGCAACTCCTTTCGTGTTGCCTCGATGTCGTCCGTTTCTATCTCAACTAAATGCGTCTCGGACACATCGCCCGATTTGCATTGAATACGCCTGATTATATACATAACGTTTCGATCCGGTCTAATCCGTTAATAAGTAATCTAATCCGTGCACAATTCCCGTCGCATCGAGTCGACTGCGTTTCCTGTTTATGAATCCGGCTTGCACAACCTTTACAGTTCTTAGACGGACACATTTGTTTATACACTTCGATAGCTTGCCGCCTCGTTTCGTTTCTCTGCATCCGAGCTGCTTCGATAGCGACTTTTCGGATTAAACCACGCGAGCGGATGCGCTCGTTAGTGGCTTGTTCAATGTACTGTTTTACTTTACTCATTTTACCGTGTTATTTTTAGGTTTGTAATTCCATCCGTTTAACTCGTAGACTTTCCGTTTCGCCTCTTCTTGCGTTGCCGCATCATCTACCTTTGTGTCTCCATCTGGATCGCGACGATAGATATTGAAGTGACGAAAGCGAGGAGAATAATAATACTTTGATTTATTTTGCGTTTGATTCATTCTTTATAGAATTTACAAAGCCCGAAAGGCTCTATTTATTGTTATTTCTTTTATTTCTTAGATAAATTAATTACATTTGAATCGTCGTATAACCTATTTTTATTTTATACTTATGGAACAGTACTTATTTGGTTTTATTCTTTATCAATGTGATCCTAGAACTTTCACAACGATTATGACTGACTCTGTTTACTTTTTGCTGACCGAAGATGAAGCTTTTAGAAAATACAAAGAATTAACATCGAAATTGGAAAAAGGTCAGTTTATAGTAATTAAACGAGTCTAAGTATATACAATTCTTAAAATTTTAGCTATACACGAAATACTCAATCGTCGTATAGTTAATCTAATATTGCCATAATTCTATCGTTTATTAGTTCTACACAAACATTCTAGGCTGCATCCGCGACAAAATGATTTTATTCGCATCTGCATAGAACTTCTTCTTTATCTCAAATCCGTATGCTTTTCGCCCGCATTGAGCGGCTGCAAGTAATGTTGTCCCACTTCCGGCGCATGGGTCTATTACAACATCACCCGCATCGGTGAAAAGTTCGATCAACCGCTCAAGCAACGGAACTGATTTTTGTGTCGGATGAATCCGCGGTGTATCTGTATCTCTAGGATAATCGAAACAATTAAATACCATCCGACCGCCATTATTGAACTTTGGCAGTTTGTCCCGATATAAGAGTACACCATATTCACAATTACCAACGACCTTCATATTAGCCTTTAAAACTTGTGCCGAAAAGTTCTTTTTAAATACCAGATTGATATAATTGTTCAGCCCGTATTCCTTCGCTTTCTGTATAAGTTCGAATTGTTGTTGAAATTCACAAAAGACAATCATACAGGGGGATTTTCCTTTTTCTTTTGGCTCTTTAACGAGCATCTTGCTACAAAAGTGAAGAAATTCAGTAATTCGAAAATCTTTATCGGTATCGAAAAACTCTTTTCCGGCTAATTCGCTTTCTCCGTTAGAATTGTCTCCGTCGATATACCAAGATGGATTAGAACCGTATGCGTTCTTCCCGATGTTGTAGGGAATATCCGCAATGATTAGTTGTGCTTTCGGAATACCGTATGTTTTATAGTTCTGGAAATGGTCGTTAAATAGTTCTACGTCTTTCATCGAAACAATAATATTAATCGTTAATAATCTCGTCCTCATTCTCTACTACTTCGCTTTTTACAGGTTTCTTCACCGGAACGCGAATCGCCTTTTCTGTAAACTTGTTCGATAGATATTGTTTCGCCTGCTCCCAATCCGTAAAGTGTAAATTCGGATCAATATAGAGCGAGATAATCGTAGAGTTTAATTTATCGAGTGCTCCGAAAGCACTTGAATTTATCGTACCGTCTAAGGGTGAAAACTTGGCAACTAAACCGTTATAATTCTCTGATACAAATCGGTCTATATACTTCCGATTCCGTTCATTTGTCACGACGGGGTCTGCTGATATGTCGTGCAAATAATTTGTGTTTGATAGTTTTTTAACCATATTAAAATCCTTCTAATCGTTTTTGTCCGTTCATCTCGTCTACCTTGTGTTGTGGTAGTTTTCGTTTTGGTTTTACATACTCGAAATGTCGTTCCGCCTGTGATAGATCGTAGAACATTTCTTTGATTTCGTCCGGTAGTACTTCTTCATCATCATCGCCGGGCATCGGATCAGCAACCCGGAGAAAGCAGCCTAAAATGTACTGCATAATCTCGTATGTGCTTTTGAAATGATAGTCAGCGCGAATCTTATCGAGCCTTTGCCATTGTTCCAGATCGACGCGAACCGGAATCTTTTTAAAGTACACAAGTTTCTTTTTTCTGCTTCGCATGGTTTCGTTGTATTAATTATCTTCTACTAGCTCCGTTCAAGTCCAAGACGTTAAACATTTCATTTATTCGATCCGCGATATACGCGCCGTAAATACGCTGTATTTCCTTAATCGTTAAGTTCGTTGTCACATGAGTTATTGCCTCATGTCTCAACTCGTACCGACATTGGAAAATATACTGCATCACGTTTAGTTCAGTACCGAAATACTTTGCCGGGATTGGCTCGCGTCCTAGTTCATCAAAACAGATCATTCGCGGAGTACCGTTGTTGTAAGTATACAATTCTAGTGCATCCTTTCCGCGCATCGAAAAGCCGTTTGCAATACAGGAAGCCGAATCAATCCTAAAGCCACCGATCGGATAGCCGCCCTTTGCTTTGCCGCGTGTGAAATAACTATATCGGTTTAGAATCTGCATGATAGTGCTTTTCCCTGTACCGATGTCGCCTCGTAACAATAACCCTTTATTTGAATCTAGCTTCTCGGATCGTCCTTCAGTATACAAAAACAATTGATTCATTATGTTTCTATTCGAATCGTCAATCTTAAAACCGGGGCAAACGTATTTGCAGCACGCTTTAAACCATTCCGGACGCTTCTCTACTTCTATCGGCTCGTCATAGTACGGTAGTCCGTATGATAGTATTGCCGCTATCGGTAGAGTCTGTTTGCTTCTTGTTTCCATATTCGCATTTATCGTTTTTTAGTTCGAATAACCCTGACCAATTATTAGCAATCGATTCATTTACGATTTGCTCCGCAATCACCGGATCATTCTTGCTCAATTTTACCAGTTTGTTATAACACGCTTTTAGTGACTTTTCCGATTTGTAATTTTGCCGCCTGTCTTTCTTGTATTCAAGCCAGAGCGAAAACGCTTCTAAAAACTCGTCAGATATAAAATCAAAATCTCCATGAGAGACTTTAGAGAGTATATTTCTGTTTGGTTTCTGTTTTAGTTTATTATAGTCTGTACTATCCCCTGTATCATTGACTCCCTTATCCCCTGTATCATTGGCTGTCTGATTGGCTCCCTTATTGGCTGTTTGATTGGCTGTTTGATTGGCTGTTTGATTGGCTGTAAAATTTACAGTAGTAGTTACAGTAGTTTTAAATTCCTTCACGAAAGAATAAGAGCTTATAATACGTTTGTTCTTACCAGATTTATAATAAATCAATCCTGCATTTATTAAAGACTCACGGGCTTTTATTAGTGTTTTCTCATTCACGTTAAGCGCAAAACAAAGTTCAATGTTCGAGCAATCGAAAACGTCCCTCCAATCTTCGCCGTTACAAATAGCCACTAATTCATAAAAAAGGGCTTGTTCGGTGGCGGTAAATCTGAAACGTCGTCGCGCTTTTCGCATCTTTTCGGTTAGCGTATATCCGTCTATATTCATCACACTTATAAAGTCTATCGAGCGACATAATAACTACAAATCCTTATCCCGATCGCCCGCCCTACTTTCAGGACGGAACAATAGCAAATAAAATTATTCTCTCTTCCTCCGTTGCGACACGTTCGACAATCGTGTCTTACTTGCTTTTGTGCTGTTTTCTTCACCATTCTTATACCTCCTTTATTTTAATTCCATGAACGTAAAGCATGAGCTTACGTTTGATTATATACTCCTTTGTCCGAACACCTTTAGTATCTTCGACGATATACTCACCATCCCGATAATAAACGAAATCCGCGATGTAGTAAACTCCTCGTTCGATCAGCTTCTTTTTACGTAGCATCTTCCGTGCTCCTTGCACTTCGTAGAAATGATATTGAGGCGAAATAAGCTCGTATTTTATTTGCTCTTGTAATCCGGTTATAATCCCCTTCTTTTCGAGTAGTTTCAACTCCTTAGCGCGTCGATATTCCTTTTTAGAGTCGTATCCGTCTATTTTTACATTGTTATACTTTGCCATGTCATTTTAATTGGTTTGTGAATAGTGGATAAGCCCGGATTCGAACCGGGAATGATACTTCAAGAGCCGCACCGCATTAACGGAATGTCTGGCGATCAACCTTACATAACTAGGCGTTTCCAATTCCGCCACTTATCCGATTTGCCGGGGTTTTCACCCGGCGCGTTGTTATTTAGTTATTTTCAAGAAGTCGGGAACAATCCCATATAACGCCGTTTTCCCGTCCCAACGATCAATAAACTGTTTGTACAAAATTTCTTTAGTCAATCCTCTTGACCGGATGATAGCCTGTTCTGTTTTTAGTTGTTCTAACTCGTTTAACTTCTTTTGTTCTTCAATCTGCTGATCTAATACCGAAATATTCGTATTTACTTCATTACGACTGTCTATTTTCTCACGTACCTTTTCCGAAAATTCTAATTGTGCAGAAAATGTTAGTAATTGCAATCCGCGTTTTTCAAACTCCGTTTCGATTATTTGTTCTAACCGTCTTTCAAAAATCAATGAGCCTCCGTCTGCCATCAAACTATCCGTTTTATGTTTACGACTTTCTTCTTTTATTAAATCATATATACGCGGCTCCAATATATTATCTTCAAGAGAACTCATAAAATCGCCTCCGTCGCTAATATGTTTATTATCGAATACCACATCGACCGCCCTTTCTTTAATCACTTTATATGAATAAGTCGGACGAGCTTTAAACTCTGTATTGTCTGCTGCTTTTAGCGTAACAGGTTCGGCAAAGTCACCTCTTTGGTCAAATAATGGAACTTGAAAAAGTTCTGTGCCCCATTCCCACGTAGAAACGCATCCCGTTTTAATGGAAAAATCGTTCTTTCCGTCTTTCCCGTAATTCTCCATGAAAACACCTGCATAATTGGGAGCGACACGTTCACATGAAGCGAACAAAACAACGGCAACAAATGCCAATAGTAAAAACTTAAAATCTTTCATTTTTAAAAATTTAATTAGTTTGTAAATTAAGAAAATTACAGCCGATAAAATAACCATAACGCCCAACCACGCGCTAACATGGTTGAATAGGCGGTTTCCTATTGGGATAGCTATCACGGCTATTAATAGCATCCAATGTCGTTTAATCATGTTTCTGTTGTTCTTTATTTTTCGCTTCATACGGATAAACATCTACAATCGCCGTTTCTTTGAGAAGAATCGAAGAATAATCCGCCATCGTTCCTTTCATACCTTCGTCGAGCTTCTTCATTGCGTCGTGAATGTCTGCGGCTTGTATAAGTACGTTTGTATAAGTCCGTTTCTCCTTGCCGCTTTTCTCGTCAAGCGTAGTGAAAGCAAGTCGCCCGGCAAACCATTTATCGGCGGAATCCTCTTCGCTAGTAAATATCTCGCTATAATGTGCGCGGGAAATGTCGGACACTGTAAACTCACCGGAGATAAACGGCGTTACTTCTTCGATTATTCGTGCTTCTGCTTCGGTAAAACTTAGTGCATCGACTAAATACGGTTCAGTTACCTTCTTTTGCATCCCGTTTTCCATTACTTTCTCGTAGCGAATTTTACATAAAAACCAAGTGTGCATAATTTCGTGTTTATTAAAGTGTTTATAAAAATGTGATTAATCGTGTTGTGTTAGTGTTGTGACGGTACTTTCTTCGTCAGTTTCCTTAATTCCTTCCGTATCTTATAAATCTGATTTTTAACCGGAACACTGTTTTTCGCTTCCGGCTTTAATGCCTCGATCTGCATCTTTAATTTTAAAACATCTTTTGCCTTATCGACACAATCAAGCAAGTCCAGACCGGAACGGATAGATTCGTCTATCATCTCGCTAGCCAACCGGATTCGATCATAGAGTTTCTTTATATTATCCGCGTGGTTGGCGCGATTCATTTCGAGTATTCGACCTTCATTTGTATAGCCGTCATAAATGACATAATATAATTTGTCTACGTCCGGGCGACCTAAAAAGTGTCCGAGGAACTGCCAATAGTATTCATCTTTTTCGTCGATGGTATTTCCGAATTGCAGCGCCTCGATCTTACCTTGCGACATAGGGCACTTAATTTCTCCCAGAGCGATAACTTTCCCGTCAAATCCGTACACATAGAAATCCGGTGAATCTCCGAATCCTTCAAACGGTTCATTGAAAACAATGTCTTTAAAATCAGTTGTACACGACTTGATCTCGTTCATTAACTGGCTCCGTACCCATTCGACCGCTAGCGGTTCGTTTTCATGCCCCCAATCAAACGCTTTGTTACTTCCGTTTTCTCGCATCGTTCCGGTTCTACGCTCGTATCGTACTAAATACATCGCATCTAACGCGGCTTTACCAAAGGGACAACCTTTGCCCGCTTTCATCAGATCGGGAAGCGTAGAGGCGGTTATTTTGCCCTGTCTCTTTTCCTTCCATTCGATTTCTTTTTGTTCACTTGATTTCATGTGCTCCTAGTTCTTTGATTTGTTCTTTAGTTAGTTTATATTTCATCTGTACCTGCGCGACCGTAAAACCACCCGCCAGACCGTCGAGGATATTTTTCCAGATTGCCGATCCTGTCTCAACCGTAGGCAATGAGTTTTCTACTTTCGGAAGAAAAGGACGAATACGAAGCGAATCAACCTTTTCGCCGAAAGCGTCAACTAATACCACTCCGATTTGGATTTGCTTGTTTATCCATGACTCAAAATTCGGATTCTTGAAAATTTTCGTCAATGTTTTGCAGTTCGTCCGGTTGAGGATCATCGGTTTTACATTTTCGAAGAAATAAGCGACGAAACATTCTTCTTTCTTTCCAGACGCACCGACTACCTGCTCTTTTTTTGTTTCGCGGATGGTGAGAATTATATCTTTTCCGTCCGGTAGGCTGTAAGCTCCTAGATAGTCGTAATTAAATTGAGTTTTCCAGTGTGTCATTATCGTGTTGTTTAAAAGTTATCGTTTCCACCCTGATAAAGCGACTCATAACAGCGTGCACAAACCGTTATTATCTTTGTGCCATGTCTGCCTCGTTCGTACGTTTCGACCTCTAATTCTATTTCTTCGCCCGGTTCGATCTCTTCGCTGCAATCTTCGCAAACTAGAGTATCAGCAGGACACGCGCCAAGAACCGTACAAATTCGGCAATTACCGATACATTGAGGATTCGCCGCCATGTCGTTTCGTATTTAGATAGTTGCAGACTAGCACGTAGATAACCGTTATAAATACGATCAATAGTGCGATAATTAATTTGCCCGGCTCCGGCTCGCCTTCTGCGAGGCTGCACGCTAAAAGCATTAAGAAAATAGCGGCGGGGCTTTGTTTTAGTGTTAGCATGGTGTTTGGCTTTATACGACCTTATTACTCTGTATGAATCTATCTATACTCGATAAATCGTACCAGATCATTTTTCCAAATTGAGAAAAAGAAATGAGAGCTTTTTCCCGTAACGTTCTCAAAAAATCATCCGAGCATCCTATATAGGATTTTGCTTCATCTTTACTAAGCCACCTCTTTACTATTGGCTCAACTTTTCCGGTTACTCTAGTTCGTCCCATTGTCGTACTATTCTTTGCGTTCAACATAAATGTTATCTCCGTCGATCCAAGTTTTAAAAACCTTTCCTTCATCGGTTTTTAAATCGGATGCGGTCGTTCTCACTGATTTTCTGCGGTTGCGGGGGAAGTAGGTTTGTCGCCCTACTTCCATCGCTTGCAGTGTCGGTTTAATTGGTGTTGTGTTCATTGCTAATATTTTATTTCGTGTTTAAAATTCAAAATCGGTAAATACGCTTTTATCAGGAGAGAGCAATCTTTCATGATTTACATCTTCGAATTTGTAGGTACTATACTTTTTATCCGAACGAACATAATCGCCTTTAATCCATACAGGAGCCGAATCGCTATCTTTCAATCTGAAATATTCGCCTTTCTTTAGTTCCTTGATCTTCTTGATTGTCATAATCGTATCGTGTTATGTAGCCCCGAAGGGCTACGGATTAATATTAAATAGCTGCTTTCAATTGCTCTATATCTCTTATTAATTTTTCTTGCCTTGCTACTTCATTATCCGCCATTCCGTCAAGCCCGAGACTTGCATACCATTCTGCATTATTAACAGCCTCTTCTAATGCTATTTCTTTTTTCGCAATTAACGCATTAATGATGCTCTTATCACGGCTTTCGATTAATATCTCTAAGGCTGTTTTTCTGGTTAAAGTGCTAGTTGCTTTCATAATCGTATTTATTATGCAGCCCCGAAGGACTACGGATTAATATTAAATCTTCTGATAACCGAATGAGTTCATAAACTTCTCCGCGCCTTTGAACGTTTTGAAAGTCTTGCTACTAGAAAGTGTACACGCTAAGAATCTTTGTCCGGCTGTTGTATTAATCAAGCTAACACAACATACCGTTTCGCTTCCTGCTTTTTTAAATTCTACGTCTCCGATCATTCCTGCTTTCATAATTCTATACTTTTATTTGTTAGTTCTTGATTGATTGATTAACTTTGATGATGCAAAGTAAAGAAAATCTTGAATAACAAACAAGTTTTTCTTGAATTATATTTCAATAAAATCTTTAATATATGAATATAGGATTAAAAATCAAAGAGTTGGCAAGTAAAGAAAATCTTGAAATCCCAGCAATAGCCGAAAAATTAGGTAAATCAAAACAGGCTGTATATGATATGTTATCAAAGCAAGATTTAAACACGTCAGTACTTCGTGAACTTTCAGTTATACTAAAAGTTCCTATAACGGCTTTCTTTCAAGAAAATGACGATTTAAATCCTGGTAATTCCATTCAAGAAAAGCTTGAATTAGCCTATCAAGAAATAGAAAAGCTTAAAAGACAACTCGAAGAAAAGAGTAACCATCATCGCAAATCTACTCGTGTAGTCATTGAGTTAGATGTTGATAATGATGAATTTATAAAGATGGGATTAAAAGAAAAAATTGTTCAAATATTGGATAAATAACTTTATTAAGTATCGAATGAAAGAAACATATAGCGAAAAACTACCATACAACAAAAATACATTAAATATAATATTAGAAGATATTAGTCAACAGAAGAATGTTATGTATAAGGCTCAATATGAGTATTTAGACAAAATGATGCGACAAGATCAATCTAATTTTATGGTTTCATTGGTAGTATCTGCAACATTAAATAGAGGTATATCGCTCATTGCTGCATATATTAATTTAGCTGAAAATAATAATTATCTAGCCGCAACATCTTTAATAAGGCTTCAAATAGATAACGCATTATCTTTGTATGCGATGTCTATAGTAGATGATATGAATGACTTTGCTAGACATATCATTAGTGGGAAAGAAATTAATTCTTATAAAATAGGACAGAATAAACTAACAAATGGCTTTTTAACTAGAACCATGGAACAGAGATTCCGCGGGATTTGCTCTTTATATAAGGAAATGTGCAACTTTATACATTTAAGTAATCGTTTTCTAATCCCTATTGCCAAAGTCGATAATAACAGAATGATTAATGTTTCTGTTGGTGAATATGATTTTATCAGTTTAAACGATAAAATATTAGTCTCGCTTAAAATGTTGAATATAAGTAAAGCATTGTCGTCCATATTAAATATTATTATAGACAAAGCTGCTAACGAAATCCCCGCCCAATAAACGAACATCATCAACCAAAAAAAAACAAAACATCATGGGAACATTTTTCGGACTTATCGCGATATTATTCGCCGTACTTCAAATCATTCTATTCTTCAAAATCTGGGGAATGACGAACGACATTAGAGAAATCAAAGAAAAGTATCTTTCCTCGACCGATCCAAAGAAAAGCGTATCGCCTGCTCAACCGACCGAATTTAGTATAGGCGAATTGGTCGTAGAGATAAAGACGAATAAGCAAATGCGGATCAAAGAGATTACACAGGACGGAAAGTATAGTTGCTATACAGGTGGAGGCGCTTCACATGAGGGCGACTTTACGGCGTCGGAGATTAAGCATTTTAATTCGTAG